TATGGTATTCGCTATATCGTTTATCGGATGGATATATATGCAATATTGCCGAAAATATACTTACACCTGTTATTGCTGTTTAGTGCGCAATACAAAAATATTCTACATAAGGAGGTCTCAACATGGGTGGAAAGTATGAAGTACGATATTGTTACAACGATACATTGCAAGTTTATCTATCGGAATATACAAACAGCTGGTTCAAATTTATGATACTGAGGTTCACCAAAAAGGTCATATATTACAAGGTACAAATGTTTTGAGCAAGAGAGATTGGATGGATGAAAGGAACAGAAGAATGCGGAGAGAGAAGAATATGGATGCAAGCTAAAAGAAATCAGCATTAAAGGCTGGATTAAGGTAATATCGGTTGATATTGTACCTTGCTAATCACGAACAATTCAAAAATATTATTCACAATGTACTTGACATACCCAATATATCATGCTATAATAAGTTATAAAGTTAAATAAAGGAGAGATAAATTATGAAAAGAGCAGAGATATATTGGGTAGACTTAGGGGAAACAGTAGGTAGTGAACAGAGGAGATGTAGACCATGCTTAATAATACAAGCCAATTTAGGTAATGCAACCTCGCCTACAGTAACAATTGTTCCAATAACGTCTGCTACCAAGAGTTTCACGATAACTCATGCCCCAGTAGATGGTCTTATTAAACCATCAATAGCATTATGTGAGCAGATAAGAACAGTTGATAAGAAAAGAGTAAAGGGTTATATTGCTACGGTAAGTGATTATACTATGATTAATATATCTGAAACAATAAGGTTGACATTAGGCTTATAATGTGGTATAATGATTACAGAAGTTAAATTTAAGGAGGATTAATAATTGATACTTTATAGTAACGGATGCACAAACTGTGAACGATTGAAAGAGCAACTGGATATATCTAAAATTGAATATCAAGTTTCAAGTGATTACAGAAGGTTGATTGAATTGAATATAAGGTCTGCACCATGCTTAGAATTTGAAGATGGAAGTTTCATGCTCTATGATGAAGCCATGATGTATGCCATAAAGAAAAGGGGATAGACAATGGAAAAGCAATTATTAGATTCTAAAACATTAGTGGAGGATTATTTATTCAATAAAGATTGGAGGACAAAAGAAAATTCAAACGCACCTAGAAGTTTTGGCTCGCTCAATAAATATATAATTGGAGAAGTTAGTAAAAACTATTGGTTGAATGAAGTATACAATAAAGAAATAAAATGTGCATATCTTAATGGTGATTTTCACATCCATGATTTAGGGGCATTAACATTATACTGCGTTGGATATTCATTAGAAAACATACTATTAATGGGGGTACAAGGTATAAGTAATATACCAGTATCAAGTCCACCTAAACATTTCAAAAGTGCTTTATCACAAGTTGTAAATTTGGCAACAGTATACCAAAATGAACAAGCTGGAGCAGTAGCATTCAATTCCGTAGATACGTTATTAGCACCTTTTATACGAGAAGATGATTTGGATAAAATCCAAGTTAAACAAGAATTACAGAATTTTATATTTGCCTTAAATAGCAATTCAAGAATGGGGGCAGAACCAGCATTTACAAATATAACATTAGATATAACTCCTTCACCAGATATGTTGCGTAAAAATATAATCATAGGTGGAGATTATAGATTGGATGTATATGGTGATTTTCAAAAGGAAATGGATTTATTTAATGAATGTTTTGCTGAAATAATGCTAGAAGGAGATAGTAAGGGTCAGCCATTTTCATATCCAGTATTGACTTATAATATAGGAAAGAGATTTGATTGGAATAATCCTAAAAATGATAAAATATTTGAAATGGCTGGTAAGTTTGGATATCCATATTTTTCAAATTTTATAAATTCTGAAATGGATGAATCTGATATAAGAAGTATGTGCTGTAGACTTAGATTAGATTTAACCGAGTTAAGAAGAAGAAATGGTGGATTATTTGGAGCAGGAGATTCAACTGGTTCAATTGGTGTAGTGACTCTAAATATGCCTAGAATAGGTTATATATCATCAAATGAGATTGAATTTTTTAATAAACTAGATATTATATTGAATTTAGCAAAAGATTCATTAGAACTCAAACGAGTATTCTTGCAAAATGAAGTATTGGATGGTGGATTAATTCCAGCTTATTCTCAATATGTTGGAACGATTGATAATCATTTTAGCACTATTGGTATAATTGGGTTTAATGAAATGTGTGAAAACTTTTTAGGAAAAGACATACTATCAATAGAAGGTAAAGAGTTCTCCGTAAAAGTTGGTGAATATATCTTAAATAAAATAAAAGAATTTCAAGTAGAAACTGGTCATCTATATAATTATGAAGCATCACCTAGCGAATCAACTTGTTATAGACTGGCTAAAAAAGATAAAGAGTTATTTCCCGATATAATAACACAAGGTAATTCAGTTCCATACTACACTAATTCTTCTCATATACCAGTATCCAAAGTAACTACTATCAATGATATGATGGCACATCAAGAAGCTTTACAAGTTCAATTTACTGGAGGATGTGTAAATCATATATATTTAGATGGAGCAATATCTGGTGAACAAGCTAAACATATGGTTAAAACTTGTTTAACAAATTATAGAAATCCATATATAAGCCTTTCTCCAGTAAATAGATATTGTCCAGAACATGGTTATATTGAAGAACGAGTTGAAAATTGTCCTAAGTGTGGTATGAAGTTGGATATTATGCAACGCGTAACTGGTTATTTAAGGAAAGTTGAAAATTTCAATGATGGTAAAAAAGAAGAATTTTATGATAGAAAACAATTTAATGGTATAATTGATTTAAAATAAAGATTGACAATGTATAAGTGACATAAATAATAATAGAAGGTGGAGGTATACAACAAATGGTTAGATATAAATATATAGAACATGAACGCAGTGAAGATGCTAATTTTATTGGAGCATTGATAGTAGCATCTGATTGCAAAATAAAATGTAGAGGATGTTTTAACCGTGACATCAAAAAGATGGAAACGAAGAAGGATACTGCACAGAATATCATCAAGGAGGTGCTTTCTAATCCATTCAACGAGGGTATTATACTAGCTGGCTTGGAGTGGTCTAGCACACCTACAGACCTCGTAGAACTGGTCACAGAAGCCGATAAACATGGTCTGAAGATAATGATATACACAGGATTAGATTTGGGTGAGTTTGAAATGAGGATAGGCAAGGCTTGTTGCGATAAGGTTGGAATTAAAGAACTTCCAAAAGATTACAATGATACTTCAATGATGTATGCTTGTATTGGTGGGATGGTTCTTGATAATGCAATCCATAGTGATTATTATATAAAATCTGGAGCATATGTAAAGGAACTGGAAGTAACTGGTAGAGAAGCATTTGGTGTGACATTGGCAACAAGTAATCAGAATGTTATAAAAATTCAGAAAGAGGTGTAGTATGGAGAGGGAGATATGTTTCGCAAAAATGAGAGTGGATGCAATCATTCCTAGTAAGAATCTGGAAAATGCTGGGTATGATGTGTATGCCAACTTTCCAGAGGAATATATAGTTATAGAGCCACATGAAACCAAGATGATACCAACAGGAATTGCTAGTGTCCTTCCAGATAGCCTAGTGTTCGTTCTAAAGGAGCGAGGGTCTACTGGTACTAATGGTATGGGACAGAGGGCAGGAGTCATTGATAGTGGCTATAGAGGTGAATGGTTTGTACCTATCACCAATCACAATGATGTTCCACTGGTAATCTATAAATGTATAGAATTGTTGGACTCAGACTTATTTCCAATAGATACCATATTCTATTCTTATAAGAAAGCAGTCTGCCAAGCAATATTGGTGGATGTTCCAGTTGTAAGAATCAAACAAATTCACAAAGACCAGCTTTCAAATTATGTGTCCGAGCGAGGTTCGGGGTCATGTGGTTCGTCTGGTAAATAATCATAATATGAATAAATGGCGAGCAACTATATGGAGGTTCAAAAATGGGAGATAATAACTATATTGTTTGTAACAATGATTTGTGCAAATATTGGCGAACAGAGGGTAAATGCACATATTGGAAAACAGGAAACTGTGTAGAAATTGAAGTTGAAAATGGTGTATCAATATGCAAATCTTTTGAAGCGGATTAATCGCAATACAAAAATAGTGTGATTGAGAGGGGAGGAATCCTCTCTTTTTTATTTTTAAAAAGGGTTGACATGGTGTAATATTCATGGTAGAATAAGGTATAGTCAAATTAAAGAAGGAGTGAGATACATGAGTGGTCAAGAAATGGTAGTGGTTTGCATAATTAAATTATGGTGGATAATAATTCCATGTATCATAGGTGGAATATTAGTCTACAAAACTGAAAAATAGTTGTTGACAAGTACACTTCAAAGTGGTATACTAAGTATAGAAAGTTAAATAAATCAAACGGAGGTAGTTAAAATGAAAGCATCAATTAGACCAATGATAGAAAACCTAGAGTTATTATTTGTAGTACTTAATGAAGAATACTTTAATGGTGAATTGGAAAAACCAGTTATAACAATCGCACCAGACACTACTAAAGGTGCTTATGGATGGCTGACTAATTGGAGGGCATGGCAAGAAGAAGGTACAGAAGGTTACTATGAAATCAACTTGTGTGCAGAACATACTGCAAGAGGTTACAAAGCATTAGCTGAAACATTATTACACGAACTAGTTCATCTGTACAATCTCCAGAAGGGTATAAAGGACTGTTCAAGAGGTGGCACTTACCATAACAGGAAATTCAAAATCATGGCTGAAACAAAGGGACTCATGGTAGAGCAGAGCCAGAAAAACGGATGGGCATACACACAGTTGAACCCAGAAACCAACAGATTCCTTGACACTGTAACAGGAATAGATTTTGTACTATTCAGAAGCAAAGTTGAAAGTTCATCTTCAACAAAGAAGTCAAGTAGTAGAAAATACGTATGTACACAATGTGGTCAGTCAATCAGAGCCACTAAAGAAATCAAAATACTTTGTGGTGAGTGTTCAACAGAAGATGATTTATGGATGATGATATGCGAAGAAAGTGATGAAGATTAATCACAACATGAAAAAATTGTGACCGATTGAGGGGGGGTATGATTATGAAAAATAGATATGATGGAGTATGTGTATTTTGCTCTTGCAAAGTGCCTAAAAAAGATGGTATATGCTTTGAAAATAAAGAAAAAGGTTGGGTAATATCATGTTTTAAATGTGCTAATGTAGGTGTTAATTTAAACAAAAGATTAGATAAATTACGTTAATCGCAATTCGAGCGAGCAAGGAGATAAGTTTATGGAAACTGTAAAAATTGATTGTAGATGTAAAGATTGTGAACACAGTGAAATTAAAGGTGATGGAGTAGGTAATGACAATATCATAGAATGTGACAGCTACGCATCGAAAAATGAGGAATGGGGAAAATAAAGTTACGAACAATTCAAATAAATTATTCGTAATTTGAAAGGAGAAATCATGGAAAAGAAAAATTGTTGGAACTGTAAACACTATGTGTTTTCAATGATTGTTTTACCTTGTTGTTATTGTAAGGATTGTAATAAATGGGAAAGAAGAAATTATGATGATTCAAAATGTCCATGTTGCCCTAAGTGTGGTTCAGAGGATTATGTTGAAGTAGAGGAAGGTATCAAATGCCCATTCTGTGGTCAGATAGATGATAGGGGTGATAAAGAATGTTCAATGTGTAGAAGGTCATTGGATGATGGTATAGAAGTGGTGTACGGTGATGGCGAAGTATGGGAGGTAGAATAATGAGTATTCTTACAATTGATTATGGTTTAATTCCAATAGTATTAGTAGAGAATAGAAGGGGAATTAGATGTATAGATGGTGTTGAAACCTCAGAAGGGGAGTATTATGATATAATTCAAGTAGCCGATGAATTTTATGCAATGAAGGAGTGTGTGTAATATGGGTAGAAGACCAAAGGAAGACCTAAGTTTTTTTGAAAATGCAAAAGGTGAGATAGAGTATCTAAAGTGTTGTAATGAGTGTCCAGAGGCTTGTAAACAGTCACACAAGGTAGTCAGTATTTGTTGCAGGACATATAATGAAATGAAAAAGAATTTAAGAAAAAAGAAAAAAGATGTTGACAAGATACTACCTCGCATGGTATAATAAGTTCATAAGGTTAAGGAGGTAGCACATGAGCAAGAAAGATATACACATAGGCACAATAAACGGAATAGACTTACTACTGCACAGGAGAGGTAAGGTTGATAGGACAGATGATAATGTCAAGAGAGGGGTGGGAGTACATATTCCCAACAAGTACAAGACCAAGACAAAGCAACGAGAACAGAACGAACTAAGGAGGATGTATTAATGAAAAAGTTTAGAAAAGGTGACAAAGTAAGGTTTATAAATAACGCATCATTCGTACCAAAAGGATACACCGGAACAGCAATGGGTGATGATAGAAAAGATTGTGAGGTATTAGTTGAGGTAGATAACTGGCATGATGGTCATGGTGGACATGAATTTGGAATTGGTGGAGATAGTTGTTGGTACTGCTGGACTGATTCATTGGAACTGGATAGAAAATTCAAGGCTGGAGATATCGTAAAGATAATAAATAATGGTGCTTCTTATACTACCTACAGAGATTGGTATGAAGAATACTTAGCAGATTGTGGTTTTTATGAAGACAATGCATCACCAGAAGATGGCGAGTATGAGGTCATGGTAGTAGCAAGTCATGGTAGTTGGAGTGGAACTCTTTATGGAATAAGAGAAGCCAAAGGAGATTTTTCATCACAAGTTTATATCATAGGTGAGAATGGTTTGGAGTTAGTTTCAGAAATAGTGAAGGAGGAAGTTGAATTGAAATCAGACGAGAATCCAGTATATAAAATGGGAGAATTTGTAAGATGTATCTCCAGAACAAAGGACAATGTCGAGGGTCTTATCCTTGGCGAAGTTTATGAAATGGTCGGAGCAAGTATGTATGACGGTAATTTGATACTCTCAGTAAAAGGAAAAGATGGTAAGTTGTTCCATTCCATAGATAGATTTGAAAGTGTAGATTCAGAAAAGGTTACAGAAGATGATTTCTATATCATGAAGTGTGATATTGCTCCATTGGGTAAGGTTGGATATAAAGAAATGGGAATCTGTGAAATTGCTCCAGATATGGTCAACGAGCCACCACACTACAAGACTGGTGGAATAGAGTGTATCGACTACCTTGAAGCCAAGATGGGTATAGAAGCCTTTGAGGGATTCTGTATAGGTAATACACTCAAGTACCTCTCAAGGCTTGGACAGAAGGGTGACAGGCTTGAAGATATGCTCAAGGCACAGTTCTATCTGAATAAGGCAATTAGTCTTCATACTGCCCCTACAGAGCCTACAGAGGTGGATGGTGCTTGTAATAGACCAATAACCTCCAAGCAGATAGGTTATATAGCAGGACTTACCAAGAAATTAGAAATAGATAGGTATGACCTACCAGAATATATCTCACCATTATACAACTACAAAGAACTATCAGAAGCAGAAGCAAGCATAGTCATAGACAAGCTTATAGCAATTAAAGATTACAAGGAGATTGGGTTATAATGTTCTGGGCAATAGTATTCAATCTAATAATGATAGGCATAACGGGTGGATGGTGGATATTAATAATGCTCATAGCATTGTTTGTAAAATTAATGAGGGGGTAATAAAATGGAAGAATTTGTAAAGTCACTAGTTGAACAGGCAATATTACTAGAGGAAACCCTGATACAAACCATAAAAGTTATGGAAGTATTTGAGGAAATGGTTGAGGGTGCTAGAAATAATCCAGACATGGATATAGACCGACTCTCTGATGAAATTGACATATATCCAATATTCGACAGGATAGCTAAACTTGTAGATAATTTAAGTAGTAGATTATAAAAAACAGTTGACAAAGTTCCTTGCTTATAGTATACTTATATTAGTGGCAAGGGATTGCTACATAACAGAAAAGGATGGTGTTGGGGACGGTAGAAATGTGGATTGATTTAATGGACGAGAATAAGGTGTATATTAAGGAGGAATTTATAATGGAAATTAATGTAGCAGGAGATTGGAGAGAAGTAATAGACATTCACAGCACAGCAATATCATATCGAAAGGTAGTCAAGGGTAGTCCAGATGTATTTATAATCGGCTCATGCTCACCAGATAAAGCCAAACTTAGATTCCAAGACCAGTTTGATGGTTGGGTATACTTCAAACTTGAAAGAGGGTTATAACATGGAAGGGAGAACACTTACAATCATAATGTTCATTATCCTATTGATATTAAATATAATAACAACAATTATGTTTGTACTTTCCAATGCTGGTATAGTAAACATAATAATAGAAGTGGTATCAATTGTAACTTGCATCGCATTATTAATTTCAACAATAAGAGGAGGAAAATAATGGAAAAGAATAGTTGTATGGAGTGTGGAGATACAGTCAGAAAATCATGTGGGTGTGGTAAGTCAGTCATGGGTGTACCACTTTGCAATCAATGTTTCTTCGGTAGCATCAAAGTGAATGACTATCCTTGCAACGATTGTTCTGGAACATTAGCCACAAGTAAATGTCACTTTGCTCCAAAGAATTTGGGAGGTTATTAGATGATTTGGGTTAAATCACAGGAAGGTAATGCAATACACGAATGTTCTGGTGTATTTGTCAATGAATGTTCGCTTAGGGTATTCAGTGGGGAACAGTGGAACACAGTTGGTAGATATGATACTCCAGAGATAGCACAGGATGTTATGAGGATTGTCTGGAGGGCAATACAGAGTGGTGGTAATGCAGTAAACTTACCTATCAATTCGGATGGCTCATACACTGACAAAATAGATGTAACTTCCTTTGAAGGTGGTAAAAGAGAGATAGATGGTTTGAAACATAGTCCCGATGAATATATTATAAATTTTGCGAGGGTGTGAGATAGTGGATACTAATAGATTAAAGGTCATGCTAAATGAGGTATCTGACATAAAAGGTAAACGAAAAGCTATGAATTATTGGTTTAGGTGTGAATGTGAAAAGTTAAAACCAACTACTGTAAATTGGTGGTTGGGAACTTCACCTAAAATACTTGACAGAGTTATTATAGATGTGTATAATGAATATGTAGAGTATTGTCATGTAAAACACAAAAGACCATTCAAAAGGACAAAGTTTGGAATTGAAATGACATCGTTTGGATATGTGTCAAAGGTAAAAACTATAAAAGGTGCAAATTACCGAGTGTATGATAAAGTTACAGATTACAATTAAATTACAGACCAGTTACAAGTTGAATTGAAATCAGTACAATGATTGGTATCACTGGGTTACAACTACTATTATAATTTTAATATATTAAAAAGGTTGTAACCTTCTGTAATTATTGATATGACTGGATGGAGCATATATATTACTATATAATACAACTATTTCTTCTAATAAAAAGTAATATAAAGTAATATATAAATGATATATATAGAGAATAGGAAAGTTGCGTAATCTGTAATTTGAAATTTAAAGAATTAAGCTATTACTTGCTTGCGAGGATTTCAAAAATTACAAAATTACAGAACGATTTTCGACTATTCTAATTTTCGACCAAAACGGTTATAGTATTACTGAAAAGGAGTTGATATAATTGGCAAATAAAGGAATTCATACTTCGCCAGAAACTGCTGGTATACAAAATATGCCACCAAATTATCCAGATACACATAAAGATGATTTAGGAACAATGAAAGGCTTAATGCCTATATGGAACAGAGGATTTCAAAACAGAGAGAATTATAAAGGCCTTTGGACTCCAGAAACTTTGAAAATGGAAATTAATGCCTTTTTTGAATATTGTTTCGATAATGAAGTCAAACCAGCTAAAGTGGGGCTATCACTATGGTTAGGGGTTACGAAACAAACTTTATGGGTTTGGGAAAAAGAATCTACGGATTTCAAATCTGACCTTATAAGATGGGCAACATCATTAATTGAAATGTCTTATGTGGGCAGAGCCGAGAAATACCCAACTGCAAACATATTCTTGCTAAAATCATCTCATGGTCATGTTGAAACTTCCAGATTGGATGTAGTTGCGACAAATGAGCAGATGCAGACTGATGAAGTACAAGACAGAATTGCACAACTTGGACTAGATAAGCCTAAATAATGTAAATTGCACTCAGAAATGGGTGCTTTTTCTATGCCCAGAAATAATAGGGGTAGAGTGGTCAAAATAGGCATTTTTACGATGGGGCTATAGGCTGATTCCCAGACTTGATATTTTGATTTGCTCAACGGAGAGCATAGGGAAATGTGTTCAACGTATACTTTGTTCACTAAGGGGGTAAAGTCGCTTAGAATGGCTCTAAATCGCATAAATAATCATTCTCCGTTAGACCTACTTTCAAACTCTATAGGTTTATGTGAAAGTTTACTTTCAAACTCTATGGGTTTTTACTTTCAAACCCTATATGTCTATGACTGGATGTGCGAATGTTTCGAAAATTGTGAATCTTCTGAATATTGTGAATGTTTTGAATTTTCAGACAATTCAGATTAGTGTGGGTTGTGCGAAATGTTCAAACAATTCAAACAAATAGAACAAATGAAATAATTCAGAATATTGTGAATGTTCGGAATGGTACGAACGTTCGTGTTTTTTCCAATAATTCGAATAGTTCATACAATTCAAACAATATATCGAATTGTGTTGTTGGAGGTAGGTTTTGGATTGGATAACTACCCTGTGGATAACTCTGTGGATAAGTATCATAAATCTGTGGATAAAATATGTTGACATTATATACTATGGATGTTATACTATATTTAGAGGTTAGGAAAACGGTAACCTACTAAATGGTAAAAGGTGGTAATACATTATGAAAAGATTTGAATTAGTACTGAAACAAGGTAACATGGAGGTTTTGGTATCATTTGACAAAATAGACAATGACACGTCCGAGCAGTTCATGTTTTTAAGAGTCGCTAATAAGTCAATAGCTTTACTGGATAAAAAAAGACAGCAGTTGACTTATAAGTTCCAAACAGTAGATACCGTATTCTTCACACTAACAGAAAAGGAGGTGAAATAATATGGAAGAAGAAAAAATCTACTATATTACATGGGTTGATATGTTTGGAGAAATACAAGAATTCGAATATGACGAGCAGGGCAAAGAAGACGTACTAAAATATGCTAAATTGATTATTGAAATAGAAGAAATAGAGTAACAAAAAATAATGGTTCGCTGGTTCATCCATAAAGTCAGTAAATAAAGGGGATAAGATGAAAAATACAATTGTTGGATATGATAGTATCAGCAAAAAGAAAATTGAATTAGAATATGAGGATATCTATTCTGTTAACTGTTGGCACAATGTCTACGGTAATCCACAGTATGGTGTATACATGAAGAATGGAAAAAATTATATATTAGTCGATAACTACTCATTATGCAGAAGTTATGTGAACAACTTACATTATGTATCACGCAAAAAAGATTTATAAAAAAGTGTTGACAGGATGCAAAATTACATGGTATAATTAGTTATAGGGTTTTGGGGGATTTGAGCCCCCGACCCATAGGAGGTAATTACATGAATAATGAATATATTTTAAAATGTGATAGAATTTGTGCCGAAAATTCAATAACTTTAAGTGGTTGTAAAGGTTGTCCGAACTACGCAAACAAAAAAATAAGTTGTAGTGAAATAATGAATTTAGCTAGAAAAATTAAAAGGGGTGTAAAATAATGAAAATATCTAAAGGCAATTCAAAACTTGGCAAAATAGCAAATTTTAACATTACTCCATTGAGAACTTGTTCCCCAGAAGCTTGTAATACATGTGGTAAAAATGGTTGCTATGCTTTGAAGGCTTATAGGCAATATCCAGCAGTTAGGACAGCATGGGACGAAAATACCGAACTAGCAATAAATGACATTCCTACATTATATCAGGATTTAAGAAAATACTTTACTACATTTAAGGGAAAAATATTCCGTATCCATTCAGCAGGTGATTTTGTATCAATTGACTATTTAAAAATGTGGGCTGATATAGCGTTTGAATTTAAAAATATCAACTTTATGGCGTATACAAAACAATTTAAAATATTGCAATATTTTATAGATATCTATGGTCGCAATTACATGACACGTAACTTTAAAATAATACTTTCTTCGTGGACTGGATTAGATATACCTTCAGAACTCTCTTACAAGTTCTCTATTGCATGGTTATGTGAAGACGGACAGAACGCCCCTGTTATGGTATATAATCTTAAAAAGGCTGGTAGAAGTGTTAGGATATGTGGAGGGGATTGCACTGTTTGCAAGTACTGTTATGAACCAACTGGATTAGATGTTATATTCATAAAGCATTAATAACATATACCTAATACTATAAAGGAGGGCATTATATGTTTACTGTGCTGGTGTATATACTCATAATACCGATTGTTATAATAAAGAACTTAGTTAAGTTTAATGGTTAACATGATATAGATAACTACATTACATGATATAATATACTGTATAGTTATACACTAATAATGTATAGTTATACAGTATTATTATGCCCTATTATTGCATACTAATTGTATGTATAGTGTACACAATGCACACTAATCTGACTATTCATAATATTATTAATTATTTTAATTGTTTCGTTTGTACGAATTGTTTGATTTGTTTTAATTGTTTAAACAATGGTGAATTGCGTGAATATTCATACCCCTCCCACTATTCAGAATATTCTGACAATGACTAATCAGTCCCATTACCAACTTCTAAATTTTCTGAACAGTTTTAGTGACCTCAAAAAATTCTCGGAAAATTCTATAACAGTTTTTGCAAGTTACCGACAAGTTAGCAAAGCCAGTTATATCAATGGTTGTAGGGTTATGAATTAGTAGCAAATTAGTAGTTGCAAGTTAAACTACCATTACACCTCCAGTCATTATATTCCATGCCCATTTATGTCCTCGCTCATATGTGATTTCAGTTGAGTGCATTGTGGAGTAAAAGTATTCCCCATCCCAGAAAATTACTTCCTCCTCAAAGAATGTGTTTATGATTTCCATTATTGTGTATGGTGTTTTATTTGGCATTTTTATCTTCCTCCTCCTTAATTGATTCTACTAATTGTGCATATGTGGTTCTAATTTCTATTGGTATCCTATTATCCATTAACATCAATCCTAGAACTCTACATATTGATGCTAATGTTTTTTTATGTTTATCTTCCATTCCCTCACCTCCTAAACATATTATACCATATAGGATAGGTAATGTCAAGAAATATTTTTGGAAATGTAGGTTAAAATGAGGTAAAATCAGTTATAGTAGTTATGAGAAATGACATAGGAAGAAAGAAGGGATTAATATTTTAAAAGATTACGAAATGATAGTGCATAAATTTGGTAGGGATGTTGACCATATAAATCTGTATTCGCTGGGAGATTTGCATATAGGTTCTAGTGAGTTTTCATTGGAACAGTGGTATAAGTGGAAAACCAGAGTTATGGAGGATGAATTTGGATATATAGTAGTTTTAGGTGATTTAATGGACAATGGTTTAAAGAATAGCAAGACTGATTGTTTTGGAGCAACTATGCGACCAAGAGAGCAAAGAGAATGGCTTGTAGAGGAACTTAGACCGTTAAAAGATAAGATATTATGTATAACCAGAGGAAACCATGAAAAAAGGTCGGCTGACTTATCAGATGATTGTCCCATTTATATAGTGGCTTGTATGCTAGGTATAGAGCATTTGTATCGTGAGAATATGTGTTTTGTCAAGGTATCTTTGGGTGACAAGAATAAAGAAAGGCAGTATTCTTATGGAATAGCAGTTGGACATGGCTCGTCAAGAGGTAAGGCTAAAAATTTCAGCTATTCAATTGACAGCATGGATGTATTTTTTACTGGTCATACTCATACTCCAGAGGAAAGTTATCCAGCTAAACTGGTTATGGACTTGAGAAATGAAACTGTAGCACAAGTAGGCTTTATACACATGATAGTGCCAAGTTTCTTGGAATTAGGTGGGTATGCCCTTGCTGGGATGTATATGCCCACAGACTTTAGAAGGATACCATATGTATCGTTGCTTGGAACAAAGAAACAAATAGATGTACACAATTTAGGGGGGATGTAGGATGGATATTAGAAATATAATGATTTTGTTTGATAAAACTAAATTTACAAAAGAGGAAATAGTAGCTGAATTAAAAGCTGAAGGTTATAAGCATAATTTCATATTTGCGAACAAGATAGATTTGGATTATGCGAAAGATTATATGCGAAAGTGTGAAGAAGTGTGGTGCTTCGGTGACTGTGAAGAAATGTTTATGTATATGATGGCAACAGATGAAGGTATGGATATATGGACAATGGGTTAGAATTAACTAAAGTAGAGGAATTGGTGAAGGTGGTAATACCTAATCTTGAAGATGAACTTTCAAGAGAGGGTGTTGCCCCTTCTGACCTTGTAGAATTATATAACCTCTATGTGGAAGTATTGAGAATGGTTGCTCCATATGATTTTGTTTCTTATAACAAATATCTAGAATTGGATGAAGACCATTCGTCACCAACTAAAGCATTTTATCACCACAGGAAAAAGCACCTAGCTGAAATGTTTGAAGCTTTTAATGATATGGAAACTTACGATAAGTATGATGTATTATTAATTTCACTTCCTCCAAGAACTGGTAAGACCACTACTGGTATACGGTTTTTGTCTTGGATTATAGGAAAGTACCCAGAGCATACTGAAATGGCAACTTCCTATTCAGATAGTATAACAACTTCCTTTTATATGGGAGTCATGGAGATAATTCAGAACCCACGATACAATGAGATATTCCCAGATGCTCCACTTGTATCACAGAACGCAAAAAGGGAAGAAATCTGGTTAAAGGTGGCAAAGAGATATCCATCTATAACCTTTGTTCCTATTGGTGGTTCAATGACTGGTAGATGTGAAGCTGGTAAGTATTTGTATTGCGATGACTTGGTGTCTGGTATTGAAGAAGCACTTTCAATTACTAGACTTGATAAATTATGGCAGATGTATACAGTTAACTGTAAACAGAGAAAGAAGGATAAATGCAAGGAAGTACATTTGGCTACAAGATGGTCTGTCCATGATGTAATCACTAAACTTGGAACTGCACATGAGGATAATCCTCGATGCAAGGTTATTAATGTATCGTGTTATGACGAGAACGAGGAAAGCCAATTCGACTTCTTAGGTGGTTTTGGAACTGATTATTACAAGGACTTAGAAACTACAATGGATGAAGCCAGTTTTGGAGCATTGTATAAACAAGAGCCTATAGAACGAGAAGGATTATTGTACCATAAAGAGGACTTGCAGTATTTCTTTGACCTTCCAGAAGAACCAGCCGATTCAATCGTTGCGATATGCGATAGTAAGAACATGGGTAAGGATTTTGTGTCTGCTCCTATTGGATATGTATATGGTGATACTGTATATATTGATGATGTGACTTATAGTAATGCCCTTCCAGATATAACTAGACCAATGGTTGCTAATAAATGGGTAGAGCATAAAGTAGTTCGTGCTGATGTAGAGGTGAACAATGGTGGCAACTACTATGCCGAGGATTTGGATGAACTAATTAAAGCCAAAGGTGGTAGAACCAGTATTAGGACTTTCTTCAGTAGCAATAACAAGCAAGTAAAGATTATAACATATGCTGATTATGTTGTGAAGCATTTCGTGTTCAAGCATCCTAGTAAATATTCACCGAATAGTCAATATTCCCAATTTATGAAAGATATGCTAAAATGGACACAAATGGGTAATAATAAACATGACGATAGTGTTGATAGTATTGCGATGTTGGCACAATTAGTGCAATCATTATCAGATGGACAGATTAAGTTTTTAGACCGTAGAAAATTAGGAATATAGGAGGTAAATAAATGATTCTCAAAGGACGTAGAAAAATAACTAGTGAATTAACTCCAGAAGAACTTCACGATAAGTCTAAGTTGGCTAAATTACTTAATACTAGCCGAGTAATTCACTTACAGAATAAATCTGAGATAGATTATTTGGTTAATTATGGTAAAGGTGACCAGCCTGTTTTATTAAAAACTAAGGTAGTCAGAGATGAAATAAACCATAAGATAGTCATGAATCATGCTCAGATGATAACTAGAAGTGTTAATGGATACTTTCTTGGAACACCAATTCAGTTTATACAAAGTGGATATACGGATAAGAAAGAACAGATAGATATGCTCAATAGGTTTGTACAGTATGAGGACAAGTCCTCGTCTGATAGTGAACTTGGAGTATTTCAAAGTATGACTGGTACTGCATATAGGATAATCTATACCGATGGATTATTTGCAGATGAAGTTCCATTTGAGGAAAGAACTCTTGACCCATCAACTACTTATGTGGTATATCAGAATAATATTGCAGAGAAACCATTATTGGGGGTAACTTATTATACCATAGTTAATGAGGATAATGCAATAGTTGGAATGAAAATATATGCATATACTGATAAGGGTAGATATGAAATAGTAACTGACGATTTAAGTGGACTTGTAAATGAAGATTCAATGATTGACTTTCTTCCATACTCAGTTGGTGGTATTCCAATAATAGAATATCCTAACAATATGTGGAGAATAGGTGACTGGGAATTATGTATTGGACTCATGGATGCCATAAATGATTTACAGTCTGGCAGACTTGATGATATAGACCAAGTTATACAGTCATTGTTAGTATTTATAAATGCTGATGTAGACCAAAATGGATATGACCAGATGCGTGAGAGAGGTATCGTTCTACTGAAGAATACTACTGGAAATCCAAGTTCCGTTCAGACTATGAGTAATGAACTTGACCATACTGGTATGAATTTGTTTTCACAGGAATTAGAATCTATGTTGTATGCCTTGATTGGTATACCAGATAGGAATAACCGTTCTGGTGGAGGTGGAGATACTGGACAGGCAGTTGAACTTAGAGATGGCTGGGCAGATTTGGAAACACTTGCTAGGAATAAGGAACTTGCATTTAAGAAGTCAGAGAAACAGGCTTTGAGAATCATTCTCAATATAGTGAATGGTAAGTTAGGTTTTGACCTTTCTTTATTGGATATTGATATTAAATTCTCAAGAAATAAGAGCAATAACCTTTTGGTTAAAACACAGGGATATACAACTCTGTTGGCTACAAAAACTCTTAGTCCAGAAGATTGCTTGACAATCGTTGATATTGTTTCAGATGTAAATGAGTATATATCAAGAGGTAAAGCTTTTTGGGGAACTGCATTTGCTGGATTAGAACAAGCTACTGTTGCTGTTGATTCTAGTAAAGTAGCATTGGAAACTGCAAAAAATCCTCCAGAACCAGTTGTACAGAAGGAAGTAGTTAAAAAGGAGGTTAGTAAATAATGGCAGAACAGAGAGTAATAGCAATTGATTTAGATAATATATCCACTACACTGACCTCCGATACCCTTATTAGACAGGGTGAGAGTAAAGCTTCAAGGCTTGAAATCACTCTCAATGAGGAATTTACTGGATTTGATTATGTGCTTGTATTCCAAATTAATGATAACATACCTTATTCGGCATCTGTAACACCAAGTGAAGGTATCTTATCATTTGAATTAAGTAATACAGTAACTTTTGATTCTGGATATTTAAAAGTTGAACTTCAAGCATTTAATGTTGATGATGAGATATTAATAAAAACTTGTGTGTTCACATTCAAAATTAAAATGTCGGTAGAAGGAACACCTATTGATATACCTATATCTGATTACACAGCTTATATTCAATTGGTCGAGTATTATATGAATAAAGATATATATGACCCACAGGGTATAGTATCTGACGCATTTGATATGGATAATATGACCGATGGTGTGGATAAAGTGGCAATGTTAGTTAGTGAACGAATAAAATTAAATGAACTATCTACTGGTGGTAATTCGGCATATGCTAATCAAATTGATGCCCCACCTATTGACCCTAATATTATAGATGATGAGTTTGATGGTGATTCTCTTGATGATAAATGGATATGGGTAAACCAAGGACTATCAAGTGTTTTAGTTGATAATAGTATTATTGAATTAACTGCTGAAAATCAAGATAATGGAGTTGATTGTAGGGGTATAATTCAACCAGCACCTGATAGTATAGATTTCACTATTGTGACTAAATTTTTAGGTACTAATCTTTGGAAAGATTATTCCAAAACTGGAATATTAATATCTGAATCTCCAACTGGTAAACAACTTGGTATTTGGCACGCATATGATGGTAGTTGGAAAGGCTTGATGGGTGAATTTTTCGCAACTCCAGCTACAAGAGGTGCTTATACTTATTATGGTACACCAGTTCAAGCACAAGGTGGATATATTAAGACTAGGATATATAAAGTTGGTGAAATATGGTATGTTGATTTCTATTATAGTTTAAATGGATATGTTTGGATAACTTCCAAAATAGGATTGGAAATTGGGTTTACTCCAAATTATGTTGGTTTAGGATGGGACTTTGAAACAGCAGAAGTAGGAAAATCTTACTTTGATTGGTTTAGGGTTACAATTTATAATATTGGGTTATAGTGTAAATGAATAATTAATAAAGGAGATTGATAAATATGGCAATAGTAAAAATATCAATAGATAATTTAGAAAGCAATGTAAAGCATTATGTATGTCTTCCAACAGATGCAGTTTCTACCTTCGCAACGGATATAGGTGATGGGTCAACAATGTCGGTGAGAAATGCAGTATCACTTAAGCAAATTGCTAGACTTAGATTCGATGGAGTTGTTTGGCAGTATATTGAAGAACCAGAAGTTGAAGATTTATTCGATGTTAAAATAGTTGCTGGAAGTGGTACTGGTTTAGACACTTATGCAATTGATTTGGAGAACAAGGCATTTAAGTATATCCAGATAGCAATAGCTGATACGGATTCCAAAACCTTGACAGTAGCTAATGTTCCTACGGAAGCACAGTTTGAACTTAAAGTAGTAACAACTGCAACTGGTACAATGGGTGCATGGATGGCTGGAATAGTATGGGATGCTGGAACTGCTCCTACTCTTACAACTGGTAAAACTATTAGATTGAAATTCTACACAGTAAACGGTGGAACTGCTTGGCATGGTAAAATACTCGGTACTTGGTAGTGAATAGGGAGATTAAATTATCCCTTTCCATTGTAATAAATAATTGTAAATTTAGGAGGTTAATATGAGTGTAAAAGAAGTATTTAGAAATGAAGGAAGTAATATAAAAACATATATGTGTTTGACAACTGATTTATCATCTACTTATCCAACTAATATAGCGTGTGACCCATTAAGTAAAATGATAGTGGTCAATGTTAGTACACATATAACAGATAAGTATTTATTCTTTGATGGTACTAATTGGAATGAAGCATAAAGGAGGTAAATTATGGAAAGACAAGATGATTTTAAAACAATATTAGAGATGCACAATGCTAATATTGGAAGATTAAATAGCAAACAATTGGAAAATATTGTTCGTGAACAGTACAAAGTTTACGGTTGTTTTTGGAACAAAGGCTCAAGCCCAACATTGACAAGAATGCAGGACGCAAGGGGAGCAGTGGCAAACGCAGGAGTTGATGCAGTAAAAGCCTACAACGAATTTGATTTAACGCCGTTGTTTAAAGACTTTACGGAGGTTACTGACAGCTACGGCAATGTGTTTGTAAGAATCCCTAAGATGTATATTAAAAAGGTTGATGCAAGTGGCTACAAATCAAGACAGATAAGCAGAACGCCATTTACAGGAGCATATCTGCCAGAATGCTTTAAAAACCAAGCAACAGGCTTAGAACTTGATTATATTGATGTGGGTAAATATGTAGCCACTACCACGGACGGTACAAAGCTTGAATCAAAAGCTGGCGCATATCCCCTGATAAACAAAAATATAGTACAGTTCAGGGATATGGCAAAAGCTAATAATATTGGCGCGATAAAAGGTTATCAGATAATGGACATCCATGTTATGGATTTATTGCAGACATTGTTTTTGATAGAGTTTGCAACGA